CGCCGCTTTATCTCGCAAAGTAGACAACCAGGGCAAACACAATGAACGAAGCACCCGAAGCCGTTGCGGTCGAAGCCGTCGCACCCGAAGCACCCGAAGCCGTCGACCAGGTCGAAGCGCCAGAGGTCGAAGCATCTGAAGCACCCGAATCCGCCGAAGGCCGGCCGGCTCTGTCATGGGATGAAGCCGTGCGTCGCGTGCCGCCCGATATTGCGAACCTCATGCGGTCCATGCAGGGCGACTACACACGAAAGACGCAGGAGCTCGCAGCGCAACGGAAAGACGTACTGCGAGAGCGCGAAGCCCTGCAGCGCGGCGCGTCGAAGATTCAAGCACCCGAAGAGCTTGGCGAGTTCGACCCGTTCAACGAGGCAAGCGTCTCGGCGCGTATCGAGGCGGAGGTTGCACGTCGTCTGCAAGACGTGCTCGCACCGATGCAACAAGAATACGAGCTCATGGCGGCAGAGGACGCCTATCAAGGCTTCTTGTCGAACCATCCCGACTTCGAGTCTGACAGCACGCTACGGGCTGAAGTGCAACAAGCGCTCGAAGCGTCGCCCTCTCTCGACCTGGAGACCGCGTACTATGCAGTGCAAGGTCGACGAGCTCGCACACAGGCAAGCGAGTCGAAGGTGCGCACGCAAGCCGAACGGGCTGCGCGTCGGGAAGCTGCGCACCGCGGTACCGGCATTCCGCGCAAGGGGCTGCGACCACGCAAGCCGCCCGCTCGCGACCTGAAGAAGATGGACCATGCGCAGATACTTGCACTCGCAAAAGAGCTTGCCACGGGGCGATAGCCTGCGATAAGGTCTCGACACTGCGGACCACACCGGCAACGGAAGTCTGCGAAGCTCGGCAGTCCGTTCGGATGACGCCCTAACTATCGTCAAACCTACGCACTTCGGAGGCCTTCGTGGCTCCCCCTACTTCAGTACTTAGTACTACTCTGCAGCTCCTGCGCGATAAGCTTGTTGATAATAGCTATTTGGCGCATCCATTGTTTCGCGCTATCGAGCAAAGCGGCAATCTTATCCGCGTAAGCGGTGGTAGCCGGGTCGAGCAGCCCGTAATCTTCGGTGAGCATAGCAGCCTAACCGAACTCACAAACGGCTTCGAACCGGTCTCTATGGCCGTTACCGACCCGTTTAACGTAGCCAAATACGAGTATAGTAACTTTACCCAGCCTGTTATCCTAAGCGCCGTAGAGGAGCTGGCTAACAAGGGTGAAACTGCTGTAGTCAACATTTTGGAAGCGAAGATGAATAACGTTATGCTTGGGCTTCGTAAAGCCGTAAGCAAGCGCGTGTTCACCGGCGGTTCTACCCTGTCGACCCTTCAGACTCTCAACGGCATGGGTACCGCCACCGCTGCCGCCGAGACTACGGGCTGGCTTGAAGGCGTCGCAACCGGCAGTCAGACCAACACGGTCGGCGGTCTCTCGAAGACTACGTATCGGTCTGAAAACTGGTTTAACGAAATCAAGGACGCCGGCGGTACCCTGTCGCTCGAAGACCTTGACGAGCTCTTCATCAACTGCCAGATTCGCAACCCGGCCGGCACCTTCCCCGACTTGCTCTTCATGTCGCCAAAATGTTTCGCCGCCTTTCAGGCGTTGCAGCAGTCCTCGGTCAACTACGTCTCCGCTGCCGATCGCGAAAGCCTCGACAAGGACATGGTTGCAATGTGGCGCGGCGCGAAAATCTATGTAGAGCCAAACCTTGGCTTTAACAACGCCGCTGGCGATGCTGTCTCCGCTTATGCGCTAAGCAGCTCACAGTTCCAACTCTACGCAGACACCGACGCGTTCTTCACTGTCTCCGATATGCTTCCCGTACCAGGGACCGCAACGAAGGCTGCGCAGGTCATCTCTCGTATCCAGCTCGTCACCGGGCACCTTGCCAGTCATGGCGTACTCTTGAAGGCGGAGAGCTGATATGGCTACCTCTACACTCGTTCAGTTCCTTGGCGATGGCGTCACCACACCCACGGGTATCGGTGCCGACTCTTCGAACCGACGCCAGGTCGAGACCTTCATCGCAGGCGGCGCGATTGCCTCCGGCGACTGGGTTTCTCTTGACGTCTCGAAGACCGGCGCCGACAAAGCGCTGTACGTCATCGAAGCACCTGCGACCGCAAGCGACGCACGTTGCATCGGTGTCGCGCTTGCTGCCGCTGCCGCGGGCGAACAGATTCGCGTCTGTATCGCGGGCTACGTGGCATCGGCAAACGTTGTGACCGGCACGGGCGTCGGTCAAGCACTGACCCCGAACGGTACCGCCGGGCGCACCGGTCCTGCAGAGTACGTCGGTAACGGTTCGGGCGCTGCGTCTATTCGCATCCCGACTGTCTGCGGCACTTGCTTGACTCTCGCGGCAGACAACAAAGCCGAAGTCATGGTCAAGAAGCAGTTCTAAGGCTTCGGCCTTCGGACGGTCGGCGTACTTGCCCGCGTCGGCCGTCCATCTTTCCACGGGCAAAATAGGTGACGTATGAACCTTGCCGATTTGCGCGCGTTCATGGGCAATCTGCTCGACTACGACCCCACAAACGTCACCTACACCAACCAGCTAACGGACCTTCTGAACGATGCGCAGACGCGTATCCTGACAGATAGGCCCTGGTCCTTCTCGATTGTCGAAGAGGATGTCGAGACACGCACCGACGTCGCGGTATCGCTCGCGTGCGTCAACGGCAGCTCTCAGGCAACCGGTACAGGCTTCCCGCTCTCGGCGTCGGCCGTCCGGCCGGGCTCGACCTTCGACGGCGCTACAGTGCGCATTGACGGGCGCGAGTACGAGATTGCGTACGTCGTCAACGCTACGACCTTGCACTTTACTACGCAGTTCGTCGGCGCTTCGGCAACCTACGCGACAAGCGTGCGGCAGCGCCAGGTCTACATGCCGTCCGATACGATGACTGTCGAGAGCGTGCTCGATATGACCGACGCGCTACCGCGGTCGCAAGCGCAGCTCTCGAAGTGGACGCGCGACGACGTGCAACTCGACCCCGATCAGCTCGGCACGCCGACCGCCTTTATGCCTTCGCAGTCTCGGCGCGTGCGAGCTCCTCGTGCCGTTACAGGCGTGTCGATTGCTTCGCCAGGTGCCGGCCGTGGCGTGCGTACGCTTCAGGTCTACATGGTCAACGTGCGTGCACCCGGCACGTCCAGCCCGGTAGAATACCCGGCGCAGTTCTCGGGCGGCTTCGAGTCGGCGCTTTCGCCGCCGTCGACCTTCGTGTTGTCTGACACGCAAGAGCTATCGCTCGTGCCTGAGACGTTGAACAACCGAACCGGGCTGTATCGCCGGTACTACTTTACGTGTACCGATCAAGGCATTGACGCACCCGTGCGCCTTGCCGACAACTCTTCGAAGGTCGATACGGTCAGTCCGGCCGGCACCGTGACGCTCTCACCCGATACGCGCTTGTCTGTCCTGCAATCGCAGGCCTTCGGGGAGGCGTCCGTGCGCTACCGCTCAACCGGCGGCGTGTATCGAGCCTTCGAACTCTACCCACACCCAAGCAACAACGCGCGAATGCGTCTTCGTCGACTCATGGCGCCGCAAGACATGAAAGAAGACCATGACGTGCCGCTCGTGCCGCAAGCGTACGCACAAGTCATCGCCTATGCAGCGATGGAGCAGCTCTGCTTGAAGCACGACAACGCAGCGCTTGCGCAAGTCTACGCCCGCAAGAAGGTCGCACTCTATCAAGCGATGGAAGCGCGATACCTGAAGGGCGTACCGCGTCGCATCATTAAGGGTGAGGCGTACACGAACGCGCGTTTCTACCCCAACCCCTTCGGGCCGTTGACCTTCACGCCATAGGGGAAACATGCGCGGAACGACACTACAGACCCCGACTGCAGGCGGCATCGAGACACGCGTGCCGGGCAACCCGCAGAATGCGCAAGTGCTCGACAACTGGACAATCGATCCGTCGACGGGCGGGTGGTCCTCTCGGGTTGGATACGAGCGCTTCCGACCGCAGACGAGCGCGGGCTTCCAGCCGTTCGACTCGACCGGGCCGATCACATCGCTGCACGTTGCGCAACACTTGGCGCAAGGCGCACGGCAGCTCGTCATGTTCGAAGCCGACGGCGCGCTACAGATGGTGTACGACATCGCAGGCACACCCGTACGCCGCACGCTGCAGTCGGGCCGACATACGCCGACCGCTACCGAGGCCGGCAGCTGGTATACGGACGTAGGCGACCGAACCATCGTCACAAACGGCGTCGACCGTCCCGTGATTGTGCGCCCGTGGCCGCTCGGAAACGCGACCGAGGCAAGCAACACTGCGAGCTCGTGCGTGCGTGCGCTCGGCTTCGCGGGTGCACCGTCGCCGGTTGAGGCAATGCGGAATGAACCGATGGACCCCGGCACGCAATCGCAGCGCACGGCTTCGGGCGGTCGCACGTCGTTGTGGTGCTCTTTCTCGGCGCAAGTGCCGGGCGAGACCGCGGGCGTATGGGGTCTCGGCTTCCCGCGCGGCGTAGCCAACAACGACGAGCAAAGCGTCTTCGACTGGTCGATTTCGTACTTGACCGACACGGGCAGCGAGTCGCCTTTGTCCGCACCGGCAACCCTTTCGTGGACAATGCCCGAAACGGCCCGCGGCTTTCGAGCTGCGATTGCGCTGCGCGTTCCGACTGGACCCGACGGCACGGTCGGTCGCGTGCTCTACCGGTCGCGTAACTATTCCGACGACTACGTGTACCAGGCCGACAATCGGCTTTTCGAAGTCGGCCGGATTTACAACAACGCCGACGACTTGTACTTCGACGCCGTGCGCACGTCTTCGCTCATTGTGCCCGCACCGACGGTACCGACTGTCGGGCTGCCGGCACCGCGAGCTCGGTTCTCGGCTTTCTGGGCTGGCGTGTTGTGGCTCGACGGCGGGCTCGAAGACGCCGATACTTTGTATTACAGTCGACCAGGTCGTATCGAAGAGTTTGCCGCCGATGGCTTCTTGCGCCTCGGCGGGCAAACGGCTGGTGGGATTACTGCGATTTTCCCGCATTACGCGGCGCTCGTCGTGTTCCGCGAAAACGCCGTCGACGTCGTCACGGGCAACGCTGCCGAAGGCTTCCAGAGTTCGACGATTGCGACCGGCGTGACGTGCCGAGCTCCGCATAGTGTCGCGGCCGTACCCGGTCTC